TATGCGGGAGAAGTTCTTTCAGCATTTGAAGAGCGTAACATCTTCATGCCACTTCACCGTGTTCGTACTATCCAGAACGGTAAGTCAGCACAGTTCCCATTGACGGGCGTTTCTGTGGCTAAGTACCACACTCCTGGGCAGTTGATCGAAGCTGACAAGATCAAGCACGCAGAGCGTGTAGTCACTGTTGATGACTTGTTGATCTCTTCAACTTTCATCTCAAACATTGACGAAGCAATGAACCACTACGATGTGCGTTCTATCTACACTCGTGAAATGGGTTATGCACTTGCTAACGCATCAGACAAGAACGTAGCACGCATCATTGCGAAGGCTGCTTCTATCACTGATGCAACTGCCGCTGCTGCTCAGTTCGGTGCGTCTTTCGGTGACGAAGTCTACACAACCAACGTCACTATCGGTACGTTGACTGCAGACGCTTTAGACGGTGCTAAGATTGCTAAGGCTATCTATGACGCACTTGAAGAGTTCGACAAGAAAGACATCACTCAGGAGAAGATCGTTGTTCTTCCTCCACAGCAGTATTACGCATTGTTCGGTGCAGACGCTAACGTCAATACTTTAGCGTACATGAACCGTGACGTAGGTGGTTCTGGTTCTATTGCAACTGGTGCAGCTCCTATGATTGGTGGTGCGCGTGTTGTTATGTCTAACCACATCCCAACTACTGATGAGTCAACTACAAGTGCAACGCCTGATCCTTTGACTAACGTAGGTGCTTACAAAGCTGATTACTCAGCAGTTCGTGGTCTTGTCTTCACTCAAGACGCTGCTGCGACAGTGAAGCTTCTCGACTTAGGTGTTGAGTCTGAGTACCAGATCGAGCGTCAGGGCAACCTGATGGTAGCTAAGTACGCGATGGGTCATAACATCCTTCGTCCTGCTTGCGCGATCACATTGAACGCTGCATAAGCAAACACAGGGGAGGCCTACGGGTCTCCCTTTTTTGTTAAGGAACTCAAATGTCTAAAGGCCTATACGCAAACATTCACGCCAAACGTAAGCGCATTGCTTCAGGTTCGGGTGAAAAAATGAGAAGCCCTGGGGATTCAGGTGCGCCCTCAGCTACTAATTTTAAGCAAGCTGCTAAGACAGCTAAGTACAAAAAGAAGAACTAAGCCATGCCACGGAAAGAACATGAAAACCCTAGTGGTGGCTTAAATCAAAAAGGTCGTGACTATTACAAAAGGACGGAAGGGGCAAACCTCAAAAGTCCAGTGAAGTCTGGCGACAACCCTCGTAGGTCTTCCTTTCTTGCTCGGATGGGCAACATGAACGGTGCAGAGCGTGGCTCTGATGGTAAGCCTACTCGATTATTACTAGCACTGCGTGCATGGGGTGCGAGTTCTAAAGCAGATGCTAAACAGAAGGCTGCGTCTATTTCACGCAGAAACAAGAACAAGGATACAGCATGACACCAACCACAAAGTTAGAGGCAGTAAACATTATGCTGTCAACTATCGGGGAAAGCCCTGTGAACAGCCTGTCGTCTGGCTTAGTGGACGCAGAGTTAGCAGAAACGATCCTTGAAGCTACGTCACGCGCAGTGCAATCAGAAGCGTGGCATTTTAACCGTGAATTAAAAGTACGGTTTACTCCAAATTTGAGTGGGGAGATTATTCTTCCAACCAACCTCCTGAAAGCTGACGCGAACTTAGATGCAGATAGCATCAACCGCCAGTCAAGTACAGGACTGCCTCTTGATCTCGTGCAACGAGGTACGAGGATGTATGACAAAACAAACCACACATACAACATTGCTAAGTCTGTAGAACTAGACATCGTTGTTGGGTTGGATTTTGAAGAGTTACCTGAAGTAGCCAAGCGATACATCACTATTAAAGCAGGCAGAACATTCCAAGATCGTGTTGTCGGTTCTCAAACACTACACGGTTTCCAAGAACAGGATGAAGCGCGTGCATATTACGAGCTGAAAGAAACAGAAGGGGATACCTCTGATTTTAACATCCTGAACAATTATGACGTATTCGCTGTTGTGGATCGCGTGTCAGGAAAGAGGATTTACTAATGGCTCTAGTCAGTGCGTCTATCCCTAACCTAATTAACGGGGTCAGTCAGCAACCTCCATCACTCCGACTGAAGACGCAGGCTGAACTCCAAGAGAATGGATTATCCTCAGTTGTTACAGGTCTATCGAAAAGACCTCCTACCGAATTTGTTGCCTCACTAGGTAATATCAATGGTGCGGCTAATGCGTTTATTCACACTATCCGTAGAGATGAGAATGAGTTCTACACCTTGATTGTTACGACAGACAATGTGTATGTGTACGATAAGGATGGCGTAGCAAAGACCGTTTATGGTTCTGCTTCTTATCTGTCAGGTCTAACAGACCCATCTCAGGAAGTTGCAGCGACAACCGTTGCTGACTACACGTTCATTCTCAACAAGAACACTACAGTTGCTAAAGACACTACAGTTTCCTCTAGTCGTCCTAATGAAGCTCTCGTCTATGTGAAGCAAGGTGATTATCGTTGTCAGTACACCGTTCGGATTACGAAAGGAGGTACAGTGTACACACGGTCTATTGAGACTATGTCCAGTACACAAGACACAACAACTCTCACCTCTGATGCTGAACGCTCAATCCAGACTGACCGTATTGCTCGTAACTTGAATTATTTCTCTGCAACTGAATCTACTTACTACGGTAGCGTTGGTGCAGGTTCAATCCCAGGCATGTCAGTCACAGAATACGGAAACGTACTGTACTACCAATCAACTGATGGCAACGACTTTGACATCGAGGTAGAAGACTCCCGTGGTAATCAGCACCTGCTTGCGTTCAAGAACCAGACCGCAGACTTTGATGACCTACCACCAAGTGGCCCTGAAGGGTTTGTTATTGGCGTTGTTGGTGATAACGACAAAGGTCAAGATGACTACTATGTAGAACTCCAGATTGACGACAACGGTGGTCAGGTATGGAAGGAAACTATTAAGCCAAATATTGAAACTGAGCTTGATGTGACCACTATGCCCCATCAGTTAGTCCGTAGGTCTGACGGTGACTTCGATTTCCAACAAGCTACTTACGCACCCCGCAGAGTAGGTGATGAAGATACTAATCCCTTCCCTTCTTTTGTGGACTTTAAGTTAGCTGATATTTTCTTCCACCGTAATCGCTTAGGCGTACTGGCGGATGAGAATGTTATCTTTTCTGAGGCAGGTCAGTTTGAAGAGTTTAACTTCTTCCAACGTACTACTCTGACACTTCTAGACTCTGATCCTATTGACGTTGCTGTATCCAACAACAAAGTGTCTTTATTGAAGCACGCAGTCCCGTTCACAGAGTCATTGCTACTCTTCTCTGATCTGACTCAGTTCCGACTAGATGCAACAGACCTCCTTACCCCTGAGACTGTCTCGATTGATGTAACAACTCAATTTGAAGCGTCCTTGCGTGCGAAGCCAGTAGGTGCAGGAAGGTACGTCTTCTTCGGAACAAAGCGTGGGAAATACTCAGGTGTCCGTGAATACTTCGTTGACCTTGATACTGAGGTTGATGATGCAGCAGATATTACTGCTCACGTTCCTGCTTTCCTGCTTGGTGAAATCAAGAAGATGGAAGCTTCGTCTAACGAAGATATGTTGATCTGTCTGTCTGCTGATGACCCTACAGCTATGTATGTCTACCGATTCTATTGGCAAGGCAACGAGAAGCTTCAGTCCTCATGGTCACGGTGGGTGATGTCAGGTGATGTCCTAAACGTATCCTTCAACAAGTCAGAAATCTTTGTCCTTGTTAAGTACGGAACAGAAGTGTTCCTTGAGCGTATCAACTTGTCAGAAGATGATGCGACTGAGGTAACGACTGCAGGACATGGCATCAACCTCGATAGACGGGTTAAGTTGACCTCAGGTGGTACTACAACAGTCCCCTACACTGCGGATAACATAGTATACGTTACCCACACTGGAAGGCTCATTTCGGACAGTGGGGTATCCAATGCACTTTCATCAGGGCTTACTGTTTACGCAGGTGTTCCCTATACATTCCGGTACAGGTTTTCTGAGCAGGTACTGAAAAACAACAATGAACCCATGACCACAGGACGACTACAGATCCGTAACTGGAACGTAGTCTACAGTGACACTGGTTTCTTCCAGACAGAAGTCACTCCCACAGCACGGCCAAAAAAGACATCTAAGTTTACTGGGCGACTCGTGGGCTCTTCCGCAAACATCCTTGGGCAAGTAGCTATTGAAAACGGAACTTTCCGCTTCGGTGTTAATTCCAATGCTCAAGAAGTCAATATCGAGCTAGTTAGTGATAGTCACTTACCTTGCTCTTTCCAGAGTGCGGAATGGGAAGGCTTCTTTGTAATGAGATCACGGAGATTGTAATGACACCCTACTACAGAAAGGCTTGCGATGCAGATGCACATATTCTTGCACCTAAGATGCGTAAGCAGGACGTAGCAGAAGTCAAAGCCTCCTCTGGGCTAGAACCTTTGGAGGCTCTCCTGTTCTCAATGCAACTCAGTGATGAAGTCTACGCGATCATCGCAGGAGATGAGGAAGTGATAGGACTCTTCGGAGTTACTCCTACAGAAGACCCAATAGTTGGGTGTCCGTGGCTTCTTGCGTCAGACCGCTTACCAGAAGTAAGCAAAGAATTTATCCCACAGAGTTTGGAGTGGGTCAAAGGAATCAATAAGAAGTACCCAATACTTCGGAACTATGTGGATGCCAGAAACCGTCTCGCTATGCGATGGCTAAGTTATTTAGGATTCACGTTTATAAATCTAATTGATGAGTACGGTAAAGGCCGTATTCCCTTCTACGAGTTTGTAAGGATAGAGGCTTAAAATGTGTGATCCAGTCACTATCGCGCTAACTGCGGCTAAATCTGCGATGGAAATCAAAGCGCAGAACGATGCAGCATCAGCGCAAACAGCACACTTCTATGCAAATAGGAACAATGCTGTTCAAGCCCGTGATCTTAAAGTTAATCAAGCAAACCTTAGAGCTAACCAAGAAGTTGAACGACTAAGCGAAGAGAAACGAGAAGCACAGATACAAGCCCTTGAAGTGGCCTCTAAGCAGTATGTAGCTGCAGGGGAAGCAGGCGTATCCGGTAACTCTGTGATTGCCCTGCTGAGGCAGACTGAAGGCAAACAACTTCGTAACGAGACTTCAATTAACTCTGAGATTACTGGGATTCTGGCACAGAATGACATGGACGCTGAGGCGTACAATGCAGAAGCTCAAAGCAGAATTAACAGTGTCAAGATGGGAACCCCTGCTGACACCTTAGGAATCATTGCGGGTAATTCAATTGCCTCCGCAGGTACTTATTACAGTGCCAACGAGGATCTAGGTATCTTTAGTACATAAGGAATCAAAATGGCTAGAGTTCAAGTTGAGGGATTGCGATCCCGTGCGCCTACCGCGCCAACTGCGCGTGTGGTAGATACATTTGTACAACCACAAGCACCCGATACAACACCTACTAGAGCAGCTATTATTGCTGATGCCTTAGGCCAAGTAGCCCCAGGCGTTATCAGTAAGACTTCTGAGAAAAGACGAAAAGAAGAAATGCTCCGTGCAGAGAAAGCTTACCTCATGGATGGCATGTCTTCGGACATTGCGTCTGTCGCTAACGGAGAGAAGTACGCACAGGAATCTAAAGTATTCCTTCGGCACTACAAAGAACTGCGTACCCGTGGGTATGTCCAACAACAGTTAAATATGTTTGGTTCAGACCTGCTTGAGGGCAGACTGACCAACCCAGACGGTACGCCTTTACTCGTAGACAATGTTGATGACTATAACAAAATTACTAACGAGAAAGTTAGTGAGTTAGTTAGTCAGATTGACGATCCATTAACTATGGATGTGGTGTCTCCTGCAATTCGTGAATGGACACACAACACTGGTGTCTCTTGGCATGCACAGCTCAACAAGAAATTAAACACAGATCGTGATCGAGCGTATGTAGATGTCGTAAATTCTCAAATCGACAAGATCAATGAATTAGGGATTGAAGGCCTTGCCACTACCCTAAGCCAAGAAGGTGATGACTTTTACACCTTAACAAGAAATGGCAAGTCAACAGAAATCATTGTTGATGAATTGATTGCCATCATGGATGCCACAGGTGATTCTCGTTATGGTGATGTAGCTTTAAGGCTACAACAAGGCGGTACGCCACTTGCAGCAACTCAGATTGATAAGATCATTGATGCCAAGCAGGTACTGCAGAATGAGGCAACTGCTGCAGAGAAAGCTAGATTAGCTAAACTTACTGCACAACAGAAAGAAGAACGGATCAATGTTGAAAACAAAGTCCTTGATGGTTTGTTAGATCCTGGAAATTTAAATAACCCTCGTGCTGTCATTCAGCAACAAGAGGCTGCGTATGCGGCTATCGGTGGTAAGAAAGAAGACCTCTATAAGTTACTCAATACTGTAAACACAGTGACAGGCTTTAAGACTCCGATGATGGAGACAAACCTCACAAACTTCCAAACACAGGTCTTACGATATGCAAGTTCTCCGAATCAGGACATCACTCCTAGAGAATATGCCTTAGCGTTAATTACTAATGTAAACAACGCAGGAAAAATACATCCTCAAGATATTCCTACCTTGCTGTCATTTGCACAGTCTGCACAGCAATCTGCAACCGTACTTGCAAACAGCGAAGTCAATAAATATCGCAAGGCCGCAGTTGAGTCTACATTAGGAACAGTTGCTTTAACTCAGAGCATGAAGCCTCATGAGAAGAAGGAAATGTACCAAATTGAGCAAGCATTTGATGAACGCTTCCAAATTGCTTACGCAGAAGCGTATGCGGCAGACGGCTCTGTTACTCAAGCTGAAATCCGTCAAATAGCACAAAACGTAACCAACGAATTGATTTCAGATAAAGAGCAATTAGATGAACTAAAAGCTGCACAATTCGATGTCTCTCAAGAATCGTTAAGTTCCGTTAGATACCCAGGCGAAGTCTATGGGACGAACAGTATTGAGGAGATTGAAGACATCAGAGTCCTGATCCCTCAAGGCATGACCGAAAGTGATCTTTACGAAATCTTCACCAACGAAATTCTTAATGATCCTCGTGGCATACACCAAGGCAGTAACTTACCTAAATGGAAGGCTTTTGAAAGTCGTACATTCCCAGGCGCATATGCATACTTTTACGACATCCACAGCAGACAATAGGAGACATGAATGGCTACTTTAAATGATCTGTTCGTAGCTCCTACAACCGAAGATGAAGAGACTGAAGCGTCTAAAGCAGGCGTGAAAGTCGAGCTTGTCCCTACAGGCTTAGATAAGCTTGTGGAAATGCCTGAAGTCACTGAAGTCCCTGCGGTGACGGAAGAGTCACTATATTCAAACCAAGAGTGGATAACTAACGCCCGTAGAATGGCTGCGTTACAACGTGGCACTACAATGTTAGGTGTTCCTGATGAAAATGCCTCAGATGAAGAGTTTGCCAAGTTTGGTATCTCCTACATGGGGCAGTTCAACTACAACCTGTACAACATGGCTAGTGATGCTCTTGATGTCTCATCTTGGGAACCAGAAGACGCTACAGCTTTCGTAGATCTCATGCAGACCTATGACAAGCTACCTAACTTTACGATGTCTGGTACAGGAAGGGTGCTGAAAGGTCTGGCATCTGATCCAACCACCTATCTTGGGGTGGGTCTTCTTGCTCGTGTCTTTGGAGTCAACACTGCAGGTAAGGCCTCAGTCAAAGCTCTAGTAGAACGTGGATTCAAACAGAAGACTGCAGAGTCCCTAATCAAGCGTGTTGGTATCTACAGTACAGCTTCTGTTGAAGGTGGTCTCTACGCTAGTGCAGACAATGCCATGCGTCAATCTATTGAGCTTGAAGCAGGAGTGCGTGAAGAGTTTGACATCGAGCAGAACCTCACAGCCACAGGCTACGGTATCTTGTTTGGTAACGGACTTGCAGGTGTCTTAGATGTAGGCTCTGCTGCGTACCGTTCTATGAAGTCAAAGCGTAGAGCTGAGACTCAGATTGATACGGAACGACAGGCTACTCAGGAAACCCCTTCAGACACACCAGAAGCCTCCACACAAGGAGAAGCTCCTGCTACTCAAGGTGACCTATTAGACAACGCAGAACAGCCCACAGTGACCCCTGATGAGGTCAATCGTGTTCTGACAGAAGCTGACCAAGCTCCCTCTGCAAATAAGGTACGAGCTGCAGTCAACGAAGTAAATCGTGATGCGGACTCTGGATTGAACCTAGATCGTGTTGATGATGCAGGTAATCCAGTTCCTGTTGTACCTCGGAACAGAGACCAAGAGATCATTAGTGAAACTGGTGATGTCTCCTTGCGTCCTGCACCTATTGGATCTAAGAACCTTAATCGTTTGGAGACAACGGATGACGTTAAGCGTCTAGTTGAAGAACGTGCAGTTCACCATGAAACCAAGCTCGTCAAGATGGATGGGTACAACGGTGGTAAGCAGACATTAGAACAAGCAGAACGTGAAGCTAAAGAAGCCGTTCTGAGGATCGCTCGTGACATTGGTGACGAAACAGATCGTACAGGTGCATTGTTTGAAAAGCTTAAGGATGAAGCAAAAGACGACATCTCTTTGATGCGTCAGATCCAAGCGCGTGCATTAGCAATCAACGAGATCATGACTGAAACAGCAGCCAAGATCATGGAGATGGCTAAGAAGAACCCTGATGAGTTTACTAACGCAGAGAAAGCAGAGTTCATGCAGTTGAAAGACGTACTGGACTCCCTGTCTATTATGGATGGTCTCTACTCTCGTCAGTTCTCTCGTAACTTAGGTAGCCGTAGGGTTACCCGTGGTACATGGGCGATTCTTGATGCACTGAATGATCCTAAGCTCCGTAGGTCTAACCAAGCAGTTGATGAGTTCGCGGCTCTGCACGATGCAGTGAAGAGTTCACACGGCAACATCAAGCTTATGCGTGATAAGACAAAGCCTAGTGCAATCATTAAGGCTCTGGGTAGGCTGAATAGTTTCCGCACAGAGGCAATGATCTCTGGCTTGTCTACTCAGCAAGCGGCAGCCTTCGGTAACATTCTTAACCTCTTCCTCTATCCATTCCTGCGTAAGTTAGCAGGTAGAAAGATTGGTGGAGAGAAAGGTGCAAGGATGCGAGCTGAAGCTTCGATCCAAATCAATGCATACCGCATGTACTTCAAAGAAGCCGTAGATGCAGCAAGGGTTGCGTTCCGTTTAGGCGAGAGTTTGACAGATCCTAGTTCGACTCGATTAGAAAGAGATCAGTTTAACTTTGACCCTGACAAAGCTCAGACATTCTTAGGCAAGCTTCGTAAGTTCACTTTATTTGGTGATCTGATGAGTGGCTATGATGAGATGGCTAAGTTTCTGTATACACGTTCTCGTGCGTACGCTCGTGCGTACACAGAACTGTCTAAGATGAAACCTGACCTCACACCAGAGCAACTCCGTCTAGAAGCAGATGCTTATGTCCGTAGACTTGCAGATCCAAGCACAGGACAGTTTAAAGACAAGGCTATTGTAGAAGAGTCTCGTGCAATCACCTTTACCCAGAACATCAATGATGGAGCAATCGGTCAGATTATTAACCGTATTGCTAACTCTGGTGGTGGTATTGGACGACTCCTAGCGTTCCCGTTTGTTAAAGCTCCGTTAAACATTGTGTCTGTTGGTATGTCTATGATCCCAGGCACAGCACGTTTAGCACAGCGACAAATGAATGTGATTAACACGTTCAAGGCAGCACGCCAAAACCTACAAGACTTCAATGCAGGTAAATTACCAGACGCTGATGAAGCACAACTGCAAAAAGAATTTGACTTTGCAGAAGAGCAAATGGCGTTACTCCAGACTAAGAAAGCCGTTGGTTCGGCAATCATGGCAGGGTCTATAGCTCTAGCTGCTTCTGGTGGTATGACAGGTAATGGCCCTTCGGATCCAGAGCAACGCAGGTTGTGGTTGAAAGCAGGATACAAACCTCTTTCTATCTGGGATCCCGTTCGCAAGAAATGGGTCAGCTACAAAGCTCTTGAACCTTTCGCAACACCGATGGCAATTGCAGCCGACTTAACGTACTTCGTACAACATGAGTTCGGTGGCTTTGACCAAGGTGCGTTAGATGTCACAACAGAGATTCTATCCAAGACCCTAGCGATTGTTGTCGATAACATCTTAGGTAAGTCGTCCCTTATGGGAGCTAGTCAGTTGACTGATGCTCTCAGCTCACCAGACAAGTTTGGTACATTCGTAGAAAGCTTCGTCACTTCTTTCGTTCCTAACGTAGCGAGAGATCTTGGTGAAATAGGTGAGGAAGTCAGAGCGCGTGAGAACGGAACACTCTTAAACAAGCTTCAAGCTAAAGTTCCGGTGTTGATGAACTCTGTAGGTCTCAAGTATGACGACTTCGGTAGACCAATTAAAAAAGACACAGGTTTCCTTTACATCTTCCCTGCCTTCAAAGAAGCAGAAGACGTAGATCCTGTAGAAGAGCTTATGTACGACTTGCGCGTGCAGTTTGACAGAACAGGCTCTCTTGCCTCCATGCCATACAGTCTGAATGTTGGCACTTTGGATACTGACTTTAGAACCATCTTTGATGGGGATGCCTCTAGTGGGGTATCTGTCTACAGTAAGTTCCACAAAATACTTGGGGAGCAGAGACACCCCATGTTCGGAAATAAAACACTTTATGACGCTATCTCTGATCGTGTTCGGAAACGTGACTTCGCAGCCATGATGTATGGCAATGAAGCCATGTCCCCTCCTGCAATCAAAGAACTTTCAGCAATCTTCAGAGCCTATCGAGAGCAAGCTCTGGATCAGCTTAGAAAAGATTCTCCTGCGTTCCGTGAGAAAGAGAGGGAAGAGGAAAGCAAGAAGAGACAAGCATCAAATGAAATTCTCCGTAAGCTAAGGACTGGAAGGTAATGGCATACAGTTATATAGAGTACAACGCAGATGGTAGTACCACTACCTTCTCCGTACCCTTTGATTACACAGCCCAGGCTGACATCAAAGTGTTTGTGGACGGGGTGGAAGACACCTCGTTTACTTTTAATTCAGCATCTGTGATTCAAACGTCAACCATCCCTACTGCAAGTGCAGTTGTGCGAGTTGAACGAAACACAGACCTAGACGCTCGTGCAGTAGACTTTGCTTCAGGCTCAGTCCTTACAGAAGAAGACCTAGATAACTCTAACATTCAGGTCTTCTTTGCTGCACAGGAAGCAATTGATACAGCAGAGTCAGCTCTGATTCAGACTCCTGATGGTAAGTGGGATGCTCAGTCCCGTGTGATTAAGAACGTCACTAACCCAACTAATGCTCAAGATGCAGTCACTAAGAACTACCTTGAGAATACTTGGCTCACTTTGTCTGACAAAGCACAACTAAATGCTTTGAACCTGACTAACCTGAACCGTGTACATACATCCATTGACAACTTAGATGATGTAGCAGGGTCAATCAGCAACGTAGATACCCTCGCTCCTTACGCAACCGACATCGACACTATCTCTCCGTTTACGACACAAATTAACAATGTGTCTACAAACATGAGCGATGTGAATCGTGTCCATACCTCGATTGCTAATGTTGACCGTGTGGCAACTTCTGCTGACAACCTAGATCGTGTTCATACATCTATCTCTGCTGTAGATACAGTAGCGGCAGACCTGAACGAGCCTGTGTCTGAAATTGAGACAGTGGCTACCTCGATCACGAACGTCAACAATGTGGGTTCTAACATCCAGAACGTCATTGATGTAGACGCTAACGAAAGCAACATCAATGCCGCTGTAGCCAATGAAAGCAACATCAACGCGGCTGTTTCTAACGCAACGAATATTACGAATGTTGCGAATAACGCAACGAATATTACGAATGTTGCGGGTAATCAGGCCAATATCAATCAAGTCGCAACGGACACTGTTGCAGTTACGAACGTCTCTTCAAACATCGGTGCAGTCTCTAACGTCAGCACAAATATGTCGGCAGTGACAAACGTCAACACCAATATGTCGGTAGTGACAAACGTCTCTAACAACATGGCTGATATTCAGGCTGTTGAAGCAGAAGTAGCAAAGGTTGTGGCAGTCGCTAATGATCTAGCAGAAGCTACCTCAGAGATTGACGTAGTTGCAGGGTCAATTGCGAACGTAGACCTTGTAGGCGGTTCAATTGCGAACGTCAACGAAGTTGCGGCTAATCTGGCAGACGTAAACAACTTTGCTGACACTTACAGCATCGGTGCGACTGCTCCGTCCTTACCTACTACAGGTGACCTCTGGTTCGATAGTTCTACTTCAACCATGAAGGTCTATGACGGCACAGGTTTCGTCAACGCAGGTTCTTCTGTATCAGGCGTAGCGAGTTCTGTGGAGTACACAGCAACAGCAGGGCAAACAAGCTTTGCGGCAAGCTACGATGCAGGTGCAGTAGATGTATACCTCAACGGTGTCTTGCTTGCAGTCAGTGACTACACAGCGACAGACGGTGCAAACATTGTCTTGGGTACTGGAGCCTCCGTAGGAGACACAGTGTACATCCAAGCGTTCGGTACGTTTGCTCTAGCCTCTCATTACACTAAGACTGAGACTGACAACCTTCTTGCAAACATTGATGCACTCCCAGACCAAACAGGACACTCAGGACAATTCCTGACGACTGACGGTACTACGGCAGATTGGGCATCGGTAGACGCTCTACCAGATCAGACAGGCCATTCAGGTCAGTTCCTTACTACGGATGGAACGACTGCGGATTGGGCTGACACTGGAGCCAAGGGTGGAGTCTTCTGGGAGAACGATGCGGTTGTATCAGCAGACTACACGATTAGTGCAAACAAAAACGCAGGGACTTTCGGCCCTATAACTATTAACAGTGGAGTAACCGT